TCAGCTACAGACGCAGAAGGGGCGCGCGGAACAAGCCACGCGCCCCCAAGGCAAGGAGCCGGAAGGCTACATGCTGTCCAGCGCAGCGGCGAGAATATCTACAGCCTCTTCCCTGTCGGCGGGCACTTCCAGCACATTGCCGTCAGCGTCCCGGCAAAAGCCGTTCCACGCCTGCTTGAACACCGCCTCCGGCATTGCCGCGATGGTGGCGCGGCGGGTGGAGGCGCGAACTCGACCGGTGCCGCCGCCACCGGTAGAAGTGGTGCCAAACTCCGCGTCCTTTTGGTCAATGAGCTCCTGCGCACGCTCTCGCAACTCCGCAGCCTTTTCCTGCATGTCCGCCAGCGAGACTTCCAGGGACGCGGTGTAGAGCGTGATGCGCTGGTTGATGCTCTCGAAGCGCTCCATGACGGACTGCCGCGTATCGCTGCGCACAACACGGGACATATCCATCCAGCCATCGACCAGCTTCTCGATACCCTCGATCTCGGTGGCAAGATTGGCGCGGGCACCACGCTGGATTGAACGCTCGAAGCCCAGACCAGCCGGAATACCGCCACAGCTGAACTCGAAGGTTTCAACCTTCTCAAGCGCCTGCTGCACCTTGGCGATCTCTTCCGCGTGCTCCGAAGGCAGGAACCACCACCCCTTCTTGATGTGGAAAGCCGCCTTGCACGACTGGATGGCGGGCATCACGACGTTGCCGACGATGGTGGAGCCGTCGTAGTAGTGCTGCCGCTTGTGGATGAGCTTGCGCAGGGACTCAGCGAACTTGCTGGTGCCGGGTTGAATCCAAGTGTGGGTGCCCGTGCAGTATTGGAGCAACTCCCGCTGCTCGTCTCCCGTCTCGCGCTTACCCTTCCGGGCGGCGTGCAAGATGCCGATGTAGATATCGGAGCCCTCCTCGGAGGCGATGCGGCTGTTGACCTTGGTGCGCAGCGTGTGATTGAGACCAAGCGAGATGTCGGTACGGACCTCCTGCTTGTTCCAGTCCTTGACTGCCTGACGCAGCGCCTTGGTGGGGTCGATGTCGGGGATGCGGGAAGGGTCGCCGCCAGCCTTGCCGACGATGTCGCGGAGCTGGTCGGGCGTGAGTTGAGTGCCGTGGTACTCCCACCAGATTGAGAAGCCACGACCCTGAGCCATTTTGCCAACGATCTCAGTTGCCAGAGGGGTGATTACGAGGTTGCTCATGATTGCTCCTTTACAGACTTGCGACTTGAGCAGTTGCGGCACCTTGCCGCTGCGGACACCCGTTGCCCGCCCCCAAAGGGTAACGCCAAAAAAACATTCCTGCTGCTTTCTTTACTACGGTTGCCGTTGCGACTTTACGAACACTCTACGGCAACATTCCTTGAATACGACTCTTCTCAATGCAGTTGTCACCAATCAGCCGAACCCTGCCCGCCTTCGTTCTGCACTTTGCCAGCGTGCAGTAGAAGCGACCGCACTCCACCGTGAACATGCGCGTTTGCTTCGCATGCGGGTAGACATACAGACCAAGAACAGGCTGATCGGAGGATGCTTGGTAGAGGTAGATTTCCTCCCTTCCCAGTTCCCGCAGAACACGCTGCGTATCTGGCTGTGAGAGGAAGTCATTGACGTGCGACCTTGCTTGCTGGCTTGTAAGCATCACATTCCCCTTTCGTGCATGCCGTGCTCGAATATGACGCCTTCCATGGAGTCTGCGCAGTCCAGACAACAGTGGCTCATGAGCACATTGCCCCTGTAGACTCGGAAGCCGTAGATCGGACCACAGCCGCAATCTGTACAATGCTTCCTTTTCTGGCCGTGCCACTTGTACGCACGAAGCTCTGGCTGCTGCCCTTCCAATGAAGCCAAGGCGGCTTTGACTTTCTGCTTGCCGTGCTGGTTGACGAGATGCCTGAGAATCTTCTCAAGTGCCAGCCGCTTGCTATCTTCCTGCTTGCTGCTCATTTCTCCTGCCCCCACCGACGAATCAGAGAGCTGAGAATGCAGATCTCGTTGTAAAGAATGATGCAGCCGAAGATGACAACAAGCCAAAGGCCAACATCGGCCAGAGAAGCGGGAAGGTTTGCTGCCAGCCAAACACCGGCTTGATTGAGGATTGACATGCTTGCTCCATGGGGCCCGTTGGTGGGCCCCATAAAGGTAACGCCAAAACCGTTATCTTGGCGCTTGAACTTGGGCCCTTAGTGGAGTTCAAAAACTCCCTTACGCGCGGGCAATAAACAAGCGGTCAGAGCCATTGGAGCAAGGGTGAAAGGCGACGTGGCGATGCTCCTGGTTCAAGATGTATTCTCAAGATTTCTGGACTTCAAAACCACAGGAAGTCCGGATTTGATGCAATCTCAAGATTTCTGGATTTCAAAACCGCAGGAAGTCTGGAAAAAGTCGTGGAAGTTTTGGAAATGGAATATTCCAGGTTTCTCAAAACCGACAGACTGCGAAAGAATGAAGGACAGGGCCAAGTCGCGATGTCTGGTTTGGAAAGACGGCAGCTTGTTTTCCAGATTGTTTTCTATCTGGAAGCCGTGTGCTGTTGCCGCGTTCTGGCTGCTGCCACGCTTCTCCCCACCACCCACCACCACCCAACCATTTCAATATTTTCAACAACCCCCACAACCTCCCCAACAACCCCACAACCTCTTCTCCCAACACCCGCTTTCCGCCACCCACCACACCAAAATAGAAACTTGCAAAATGCAAACGGCCAGTGAAAAACCGCAGCGGGAAACACAGGGCTGCTGCTTTGTGGGGGCTACTTCTGCCAGCCATTCTCAGCACAGCACGACTGCACACATCTGAGAGCATTTTGCTTGGTGGGCTTTTTGGTGAAGAGTCCGCAAGCCGCGCATGTGAAAGCAATGGGAGCAAGGCGGTCAAGGAGCGCCAAACACACAGCAGATGAGAATGCTCTACGCTGGCGGACTACTGCTCCCCTGACTTTCTGATCTCCTCACGCAGCTTTCTCTCGACGGACAAGCTGCGCATCTGCTCAAGACCTTCATCCAACTTGCGCAGCGCTACAGAGACCTGATCTTTGACACTTTCGAGGTTGCGTGCGACATCTTGATGGATGCTCTCTTTCTGCTCCTGATACCGCGTAATGATTGCGTCATACCTGCCGCGCATCACATCGATTCGGCTCTCCTGCTCCTCTCGCATCTTGTCAATCTGCTCTTGGAACTTCCTGACAAGCTCGTCATTTCTCTTGGTGTTTGCGACATGCTGCCACGCAAGGAAGGCAGCAAAGAGGCCCATCCCACCCGCTTGGATAAGCTCGTTGAAGATTTCATCTGTCATCTTGCTTCCAGCTCTCAACCTGAAACTCACGATGTGATTCGTGTTTTTCGGTTTTTTGAATACGATCCCTAATCTCAAATAGGGGGGGGATCAAAAAGAGAAGGCCAACGGAAAACTGTTAGCCTTTCCGCTGGCCTCTGAGAGCCTTGCTGACATTTTAGCAGCCCAGCAAGGGGGCGACAAGTCTTCGGTCAGTCGACCTCGAAATACCTCATAGTTACTGCCAAGAGGTTGTTGTAGTCTCCAGACTTTGCCTCGCCTGTGTACTTCTCGATCTGCTCACGGGTCCAGCCAGCCTTTCTCGCACAGCGGCGTGCGCGGCCAAGAATACTGAAAGCGTTTCCATCCGTACCGGTCAGGGTAAGGCTGGGCTTTGTTTCTGGACTCGTTGTATCGTTGCTTCCTGCTTGCATCTTTTCCCCTACGCCAGTGGTAGCTGGCTCATTGTTGATTGGTAGGTGCAATCAAATGGGCTCTTCTCAGGATGGAGCCTGATGAAGTTGGGGTGTCTCAATGCACCTGACTTGAAACGACCCTTACCCCTGACCGTGAAAACCTTGCCGATGTAGAGTTCTGGGGACTGGTACATCTCTGCACGCTCGTCCTCGGCCATCCCGCTACATCTGATGACCTGCTTGAGCTTTCCATCAAAGTACAAGCCACCGACGATTGAGCGAACCATCTGGCCCTTGTACTTCTCAGCATCGCTCTGCATGAAACCCATGCAGACATAGTCTGCCTCGTACTCCTTCTTGATCCTTGCAAAGCCGTGGCCGTATGCCGCTGAGAGCCTCTTGAGAATCAAACCCTCCCAGCCAGCACGCACAACCTTCCGCTGCCAAAGCTCCTGAATGTCGTGCCGTGCAAGACGCCACTGCTGCACAGGCTCGATCCTGTCCTGTAATGGCAGCCCATCACACGCAGTCTCGAGAGCAACTCGACGGTAGGAGAAGGGCTCATCCCTGATGTCAACGCCTTGCATCTCGGTGCAGTCGAAGGCGTAGAAGCGGAGGCTATGGAGGGGGTTCCGCGAGAACTGGCTGCCAAACATGTACTCCCCATGCAGGACAATCCTCTTGCCGCCGTTCTTGTTTTCTGGAACCTCCCATACGGCCTTCAACACGCCAGTACGGGACCAAACCTTTACTTGGTTCCCCTCCAGCACAAGCTCACCCCAGATGCCATCTGCCTTCAACTCTACAATGTCGTACTCGTTGCTGTTTCTCAAAGCTGGCAAGTCAGAGGCAAAGAATGTCTCATACGCTGGCCTTGGCAATACCTCCCTCACTTCACACCTCCTGCTTGGTTTCTGTTGACTTGACCGCACGACTGACGAGCCGCCTTACAGCCTGACTCGTCCAGCGTGAACCCTTGCGCGGCATGAGGCCAATGACCTCCATGTTCTCGCCAATAGCCGCGTAGGACCAGCCCAATGCACGCTTCTCTGATGCGTACAGCATCGCCTGCTGCTCCGACTCGTCCTTGACCAATGTGCGGCCATCTTCCCCGATACGGAGACCGTAAGGCACGCCGCCGCCAAGGTACTCTCCGCGCCGCCGCTTCACCTCTCTACCTGCACGGGTCCGCAAAACGATGCGGGCACGCTCGTACTGGTTGAAGGCATCGAGGATAGTGCGAAACAGGATGTCCTCTGGAGAGTTGCCGTTGGCAATGCCGTCCGCAGCCTCGACCTTTGCACCAATCTCTTCGCACAGCATGTAGATACCAGCCGCAACCATCGTGCTTCTGGCCAACCGGCACCGGCTTGCTACGACGAGAACAGGTGTATCGCCAGCATCCTTGATGCTTTGCAGGTGCGCAATCGCAGAAGCGAGGGCGGGCCGCTCCGCCCACTCCTTTGCACCACTCTCTCCAAGATCGCTCTCCATGCACGCAAGGGAGTAACTGTTGGAGGCACACCAGTTGATGATGCGGGACTGCTGTGCCTCCGGCGTGAGGGTTTGGTCTGTTGTGGAAGCGCGAATGTATCCTACTGCTACGGTTGCCATGCGGTGCTCCTTTTGGCACCCATAGCATAACCCGCGCTAACCGCTCCCGGTTACTTCACTTGCATGAAGCTAATGAAGCCTGCAAGGGGGGCTGCGATCTTCTCCGTCCCCCCTGATCGTTCCCTGCTCGGCACGCTTGCGCAGCTTGCTGAGATTTGCTTCTGCCACCTCCGACAGGCTGATGTCGAGCTCTCTTGCAACAGCGGCCAGATACCAGAGAACATCACCAAGCTCGGAGCGCATCTTTGCTCGGCGAACAACATCCAGCTTCAAGCCGTCATCCCTGATGACTTTCTTGCACTGGTTGGCAAGCTCTCCAGCCTCACCAACAAGGCCAAGGACGGCGTAGCTAAGGCCAATCAGCTCTCCCTTCCCTGGATACAAGGCGGTGGTCGCTGACTGCTCCTGATACTCTTCCAACTTCATCGTTTCTCCTGTTCAATGATCCACTCTTGGCAGACCAAGGCTGTAGCATTGAAAATGCTTTTGGACTTGTGAAGTCTATCCAGGCTATCCTTTAGGTCCGGTAGTTCTTCTGGCGGAATACTGTATGCGGTCCACCTTGTGCCGTTGTCGATTGCGATCATGCGAAGGCCCCACCGGCCCTCGACAATGTAGACATGGTAGTCCTCAAAACGGCTCCAGCGCGTGTGCCAGTGGCACAACACGCCGGTCTTTTGCGACCACGACCAGATGGCCGCATCAGTGTATCTATCGCTACTCACCGCTCTTCTCGGCAATGTCTATCAGGTAGTGCCTGTAGACCGCGTTGTGGCCCTTCACTGCACCACTGAGCAAATCCAAGTCGTATGGCATGAGCTCTCCCTTCTCGATGCAGTTGGAGCGCACCTCTTCAAGGACAGTCTCACACCGCAGAAGTAGCTTGTGAGCCAGCTTGTCCATCGTATCCTCAACACCACACAGCCTCTTGTGCAACCCCTCCTCGATCCAAGAGGCAAGCAACTCCAAGATGAAGCCATTGTCCTCCCCGAAGCGTGGGTACTTCTTTGCAGCCCGTAGCATGTCAACAATCTCTTGCTCTGTCCTGCTGAGTGCTCTCATCCTTCCCTCCCTCTCTCTGCTTGCGCCATAGCCGTGACATACTCTTTTGCCTCTTGCTCTGAGGCACCACCCTTGATCAGTTGATTGTACTTCTCAACCATCCTGTGCAAGTGCTGCTCCTGAGAAGCAAGGTCATCCGGCATGTGCTCTTCTGCAAACGCCCTCTGATTGCCTCCCTCCATGATGTGACTGCCAGCTAACACCCTCCCCTCTCGAAAACCGAAGGGCAACGCAGGCCACATGCAATCTGCTGGCGCAGTCCAGAGCGGGCCACCCATTGCCCCAGCAAGAGCCTCCCACTGATCTGGGACCAAGGCCCAGAGGTGGTACTGGTTGGCGGTGTCCACAAGGTGTTCCTCTTGCGGGAAGATCTGGACAGCAAACGAGGATGGGCCAACAAGCTCATTTTTGATGAGTTGCATATCTCGGAAGTCTGTGATCGCGATGTTTGTGTGGTGCTTGAACGAAAGGTGGACAACACGGGGCCACCCATCAGCAGCGTGATCTTCTGTCGTGTACCGAGCCACTTGGTAGCGGCTATTGCAGAACATCATCCCGCCAGAATACTTGCTTGCGAACTTGAACGGTGTCCAAGGTGGCTGTTCAAGTACAACGACCGTTGCATCTGGTTTACGCATCAGTCGACCCTCCAGCCTTTCTCTACGATTTGAGCAGCGGTGTAGGGCTCCCCACGGCCAAGAGCGACATCTTTCCCATACTGGCTCACGCTGTTGGCTTCGATGAAGCTCCAGATTGTCTCCCCGCCATCGCAAAGCACAAGCCTCAGCGGGTACTGGTCATCATCGAAGCACCTGAACGCGACAGCAAGCTGAGTCTTCCCACACTTGCTGCGTTTGAGCGGAACAGCAGGTAGAACCCATGGTCCCTGTTCCATGTAGCGAATATCCCTGTCATTACACATGCAAACCTCCCATTTGCACAATAAGCATAACGCGCTACCGTTATTCCACCACTAAGGAGTAATGGTGAAAGCGCCACCACCAGACGATTGTGTTGCACTACCCTGTGGAGTAAGCTCCCAAGCGTCTGCAAACACACATGCTTCTGGATCGTAGAACATTGTGACTTTTGCGCCCTGCAACCCGAACTCAGACCTGCATTTGTCGACATGGATATACGCTGCCGGGTGAGAGACCTGCGTTCCTGGCTCCAGCCTCTCAACGACAAGCCCGACATGCGCATCCTGCTCGATAGCACTGGCCCCCTTGGTGTCTTTGAGCTTCACCCGCCTTTGCTGAACATGGTGCAGGCTGGACGGGTGGCAGATCAAAACCAGCGTGATGTTTTTCTGAACAGCAAGCACAGTGAACTTTCGGATTGCATCCTCGATGCCACGCCGCTCGTCTGCCGCCCCTTGGACAAGAAAGCCAAGGTGGTCGATGACTGCGATCTTTACATCGCGCCTTCTCGCCGCATAGCTGACAAGGTCTGAAACCTCGTCCGTGTCCAGAGGGCCATAGTGGTCGATGATATACATCGGCATCTGGCCAAGCTCTGCCATTGCCTTCCTGCGTGCAGCTTCGTCCACATTGGTGAAGTCTTGGCCAAGGTGGGCCCTGAGCGCCTTTTGGATGGTGCCGATTGGCCTTTGCTCGAAGCAGGTAAGCAGGACTGGAACATCAACCTTAGCCTGCATGTACGCCAGCCAAGTAGTGAATGTGGTCTTGCCAGAAGCGGTGTCTCCCGTGACGACCCATAGTCCGGGCCTGATTCCACCGAGTGCTTGGTCCAGCTTCTTGCTGCCTGTAGTGATGCCCTTGAGATCACCGGGATTGGCTACAAGCTCCTCGATTTTGTCCGCGTAGTTGTCTGCCTTGACGATTCGTGCCGTCATCAACGGCTGTGCATTCTCGAGCGCACTTGCCATATCCTCTGCAAGGCACCCTTCCTCCAAGCACTTCGACGGGTCTTTGTGCGGAAGGGTGGCGCGGCTACAGCGATCTCTACCCAGCTTGTCCGCAACATTCTTTGCCCCCTTGTTCCCTGCCTCGTCCGCATCGTAGACGAGCACATAGGACTTGTAAGGCTCCAACGCATCCAGCCATTCATCTGCCCATGTGCCGGCTCCACCAGTCCCGCTGACAATATTCTTACTGTAGCCGTACTGAGCCATAGCAATGACATCAAGCTCACCCTCGCAGATGATGACTTCCTGCGAAGGGTCCTTGGTGAGTGTTGCCACGCCAAACAGCGTCGTTGGCCTCCCCGGAGAGCGCTTGTAGACTTTCTTGACCTTGCCGCCGCCACCACACCTTCTGCACCCAGCACCATCACAGTGAAGGCACTTGCCGGGGACACTGCGGAATCGAGCATTGACCGGCACATTTGCTTCATCAAGCACAGGGATGCAGATGTACTGCTCTACGATCTTGCCATCGTCCCCGCCTCGAACCAGCTTTGCGCCAAGCCTCCACTCTCTGATTGTCCCTTCCTCAAAGCCCCTGCTTTTCAGGTAAGTCAAACACGGCAACCCTTCCTCGGACCACAAGTCCCGAATACAGTCGTCCACAAGCTGTGGATACCAGTCGAGCGGAGTTGGCCCGCTGGGCTGAGGATTAGGGATTCTTGTGCGGCCAGAAGTCATGCTGCCAACGCTCTGGACGCTTGGGGGCCTTGTAGTGCGCAGCTTTCCATGCTTGTCGATCACAGACTGCGATTCCAAGTGAGCCCTTACCTGCGCCATCTCATCCTTGCTGGATTCTCGCAACAGCTTGCCGTGCAAGTGGAGTGCGAAAAGATCGACAACATCTCCAGCGGTGTCACAGCGAAAGCACTTCCATCCAAGCTGGTCTGGCCGCACACCGATCGGCCCACGGCTGTCTGAAGAGCTACGCTTTTCCTCGTTGCACGAGGGGCACGGTGAGACTCCATTGCCTCTGGTCCTACGCATCCCAAGCATGGAAGCTGCTTCAAATACAGGCTTTCTCCTTGCCTCTTCAATCCACTTCATTTGTTGCGCCCCTTGCGGTATCTGGCGAGCGGCCCAAGGTCTGTACCGTCACCGCTTGCATGCTCACGCTGCTTCTGACGCTCCTGCCACGCAAGAGCAAGCTGCAATCTGGCCGGAATCTTCTCGCTGCGGAACAGGTTGTCCAGCCCAAGGAATGTTGCCTTCTGTGCGTTCTCGCCACGCCAGAACCTTGGCGCAGCATCATCCCCCTTGTATGCGTACTGGACAAGCAGGATCAAAGAGTCTGCATCAGCTTCCTTGAGACCACGCTTGATTGCCTTCTGCGCCCCCGGTCCAAAGCGGCATGCCCGTGGTCGCTTTTGGAGATCTCTCCAAACCTCCCAAACACGCCTTGCTTCTGCAAGCCCAGCAGAGCGAGTGGCTGGCTGACGGTTGGCAAAGAGAGAGTCGTACTCCTGTACCTGCCAGCTTTCCTTTCCGCAATGGAACAATAACCAGCTTCGTAGTTTTGTATCTGCCATAGTAACCTCCCAAGCAAATATAACACGGCCCCGTTTTTCCTGTGCGCCGAACATTGGTGAAAAAAAACCGTGCTGCCCTGCCTTCCCGCAAAGAAGGCTGGCAGCACGGGAGCGTGCTCCCCGTGGTGTGGGGAGACAACGCTTTTGGGATCAGAAGGGAATGTCGCTGTTGTCGACGGGGAAGCCTCCACCGCCTCCACCGCCACCACGACCGCTCTTCTTGGCCTGCATTGCCTGAGCGTGCTCTTCCGCCTCGGTGACGATTGCCTCCATCTCCTTTGTCACCTCTCCATCGTACTTGCCCCAGCCTGCGATCTCCGCACGCTCGTCGCCGTTGTCTCGGCGCTTCATCACGATCTTTGCGTTGACCGGGCACTGGAGAATGACATCCTGTGCCTCTTCTGCATTTTCAGGGTGCCAAGGAGTGCCCCTGCCAACGGCTCGAGAGTAGTTGCGCAACCGGAAGGCGGCTCCACTGGTGAGCCAGAAGGTGTCCCAGACATACGCCCGAGCCTCTTCACCATCGACGCAGACATACATCACTTCGATGCCTTTGGTTCCCCTGCTGGAAGTCACATACTGCATGGAAGCAGCCCAAAGGATGCGATCTCCAGCGGACATCTTGGGACGGGCTGCGTAGCCCTGCCCTCCGCCTTCTGCCTCTTCCTCGTTGGGGTCGATCACAAATCCTGCCATTGTAGCCTCCTGCTACTGTTTACGATGCCGAGCGGCTGCGCCGGCGTCGCGTGGGTTTTGCAGACAAGGTCGGGTCTTCCGCCACTGCCTGCTGTGGTGGTGCTTCTGCACCGGTTGAGTCTTGGATTTTTTGCAGCCAAGAGCCGAGGTCTGGTTCCTCGATGGCCTGCAAGCCGGGGAGCGTCTTGCACAAGATGTGCTGTGGGCCACCAAACAGAACTCGATGCTGTACGACCTTTTGCTCCGGGTTGCTGGGGTCTTCCGCGTACTGTTTGAAGGCATAGCCGACTGCGCTGAAGTAACCCGCAATCTCGTTTGGGATCTTGCGGCCCTCGAACATCGGCGTCACATGGCGCAAGCCAGTACTCTCTTCTGTCTCGTGCTGTGAGAGCGCGATGGCAAGAATGTCCATCCGCACATTTCTCAGCAGGCGAATCAGCTTGCGAGTTCTGTCTGTAAGCAGCCCCCAATCCTGCAAGCTGAATGTACCCCCGCTCTTCGATGCGAGAATGTCGTCTCGGATCATGCGCTGCAACTCCGTGAGCGAGTCCAGCACAAGGGTCTTTCTGCCCATGCTGGCCAAGTGCCCGTCGGAGGCATCTTTGAGTACCTGCGTGACCGTTTTGAGGTCTGTCGCCTCGACAACGATTGCGTCAGGGTTTGCGGACTGGATGGTCGCCAGCCCGTTTGGCTCTGTGAGGATGATGACTGGCGAAGGCGCAAGCGCACCAATGCGCGTCTTTCCTGCGCCGCTGTCCCCGTGGATCAGGATCTTGCGCTGCGAGGGGAGTTCCGCCGCGCTCCTGTAGCTCAGATTGCCCATTCGTCTTCCTCGTCATGGGTTGGTACTGGCACACTTTCCGACGGCCAGTGTGTCGGTATGTTCTGCGTGAACGACTGCCTGCCTTCTGGTGAGTCGTTGATGCAGATTGAGGTGAAGTTGCAGTAGCCCCCCGGCAAGCGGCAGACTGGCGTTCTTGGGAAGTCTGCGGCCACTTCTGGCGCAGTAAGCCCGCCTCTTGCTACAGCCCGCCTCATGGAGGCAATCATGCGAGCCTTTGCGTGAAGCTCCATTGCGTAGCGGTGCAAGTCCTCTTGCGTGAACGAGCCCCACGAACGGTGGTACAGCATCGTATCGACTTTGATGGCGTTGTTCGCCTGCATGGCGCACAGCTTTTCCCAGTGCTCATCCTTGTACTGATCTCGATTTGCTTGCTCTTTGAGCATTGTGTCGAGCCAGATCCAGGAAGGCACTCTGTTCTCTGCTGTGGACAACAAGCCACTCTTGAGCCTTTTGGGCCGCTTGTGCTCGTTGCTGCCAAGGACATCCCAGATGTACCCCGCCACTCTTCCAGTACACTCCGGTGGAAAGATCCCACCACCTTCGTTCTCCTGCGCATGCTTGTACCTTGCCTCCAAGGAGAGCGCGTAGCCGGGAAGCTGCGTGTCCAGCGCAAGGTTCTTGCCGTAGGTCGTTGCGGACTTGCTTGTTTTGAACTCCCAAATCCACAAGTCTCCGTTGTCGTCCATGACAACTGCGTCCAGTCTGCCGACCTTGTACCAAGGAAGGCTCACCATTTTGTGAGGCTCTCCCGGCAAAGCGAGCCTCCAGCCATGCTGGCTCTCAACGACTGGCACCTGAGATTTGAGGATTTTGCCAGTAGTGGGGTCTACGACAGGCATTGCTGTGGAGGTCTCAACAGCGAGCACCCGCATGTCGATACATTTGCCGTACACGCGCAAATACCCCTCCGCACAGTCTTTGAGAC